AATCCACCCGGTCAGGGTCCCTTCCCCGGTCAGGGTCCCTTCCCTGGCGACCCACCTACATACGAGTAGGTCATGAACACTCTCGGTTCTATGTTCGCAATTAACCATGGTGACATGGGCGGTCAGTACATTGTACTATGTGGAAAATCAACGAAAGACCGGTCTTTTGTCTCTCTACCAGAGAAAAAAATTATAGTTGTTCCGGAAGGGGACTTTAGTGAAGGTATAGAGAAAGATGTTATAACGTTTGTTGCCGCCTTGCCGGATGAGGTATATGCTTATTGTAAGGAAATATATGAAAAAGAAGTCACTAATATTTGATGGTAGTAATCTACTCCACCGTTGCTTTTGGGTAAATAGCGTCCGACCGACGATTGGTGTAGAGTATTTGTTTTTAAATAGTATTAAGAAGCTAGCTTCTAGATTCAAACCGGATGATATCTTGTGTGTGTGGGATACTAGAAAGAATAAAACCGATAAAAACTATAGGCAAATATTAACCGAAGGAGCATATAAGCAAACACGAGATAGAGAAAAGAGTGCTAAGGTGTATGCATATTGTGACTCTGTGCAGCAAGTATCGCGTCACTTAGGAATCGCTCACCTGCATCCAGACGTTCTAGAGGCTGATGATTATATTGGTTGGCTCACTAGTGATAGACTAACCACTCATAATACTGTGGTAGTCAGTTCAGATAGCGACTTACTACAACTTTGCTCCCCGGAATGTATAATTTACAATCCAATGAAGGATCTAGAGATAACATGCAGCAATTTTAGAGAAATAACAGGAACTAAGAATGCGAAGGATTTTATACTCTTTAAGTCCTTGATGGGAGATAAGTCGGATAATATTGAAGGTTTATCTGGGGTAGGAAAGAAACGCGCCTTAAATTTAGTAAGGGAAGGTATATCGCATTTATCAGCTACCCAATCTGTGATTGTTAATAAGAATATTGAATTAATAGATCTATCGAAAAGTAAGAACCATCATCCTCATGAGACAGACTGGTATGCATTATTATATGATAGAGAGATCCGGAAGAAGAAACTCAATCTTAAGAAATTTCGCGAAGCATGTTTGCCGCTTAGACTTACCAATATTATCCGAAATATTAGAGAGTGGGAGCAAGCATTTGATCAGACTAAAACAATTGAAAATGTTGTTGATAGGTTAATTCGACTAAACCTATCCTAAGCCTATGATTGATACCGAACTGTCTAGACAGTTTTATATACAGCAATTCTATCAATACGCTGGTTGGCCAAAATACAACAAGCATAACAATACGTATAATGCTTGTTGTCCCTTGTGTAGAGAGGGGAGAAGCTGGGGGAAGAAGAAAAGACTATACTATATCGTAGATAAGAATGTAGTGTGTTGTCACAACTGTGGCTGGTACGGTAATACGCTTAAATGGCTCCTAGTGGCTTCTAATAAAACGTATGATGAGCTAATTAGTGAGGCGGATGCGATCGACATAACAGATATAGAATCTAGACCAACAACCAGTAGAGTTGAGTCATCATCTCTACCACTAGACTCGATAGATGTGTTTGATAAAACCCAACTTAAATATCACTTCCAGAATCGATTAGAAAAATCTATAATAACACAAGCTCTTAAATTCATACTAGAACGTCGCCTACATGTAGCTTGCAACCGACCAAAAGCGATGTATATTAGCGTGTCTGATAAGATACATAAAAATCGATTATGTATACCGTTTACTAGTGGTGGCAAAGTGGTACACTATCAAACTAGAGGTATATTCTCTGTCGATTTAATATCTAGACCGAAATACCTATCTAGATTGAACAGCGAAAAAACCCTATTTAATATAGATAATATTAAGCCTGATATAGAGACAATATATATTCTAGAAGGACCGCTAGATGCATTCTTTGTAGTCAACGGCATCGCTATAGCCGGTGTGCAGGAGAACAGCTCCCAACTGTTTACTCGGAGGCAATCATTACAAATAAAAACCTACCCGCTACATAAAAAGGTCTGGTGTTTAGATTCACAACACTTAGACAAAGCTAGCTATCAAAAAACTAGTATGTTAATATCACAAAACCAGCATGTATTTATTTGGCCAGTAGAGGAAGGCCGAAAATATAAAGATTTTAATGATATGTGCATCGCCCTAGATATAAACGAAATATCTAGAACTTGGCTAGATGATAATACTTACCAAGGCGAACCGGCTCGCTTAAAGATGTCTATGGTCCGGTTAGAAGTTTGACACCGGCTGAGAATTTGCTTGCGATTCTCTAGCTTTTCTCTCTGCGCCTAGCAGGTATTGCTTTAGCGATTCACCAAGCGAGGATAGGTCTTGAGCAACTCTAGATATCTTCTTCGACTCGCTTCGTTGAACATCCGACATAATACTACTACAATCAGCGCGATTTAACTCGTAGTTCATTGAGCTTGGATCCAGTCCATTGAGGTATTCGATAAAATCTTCAATCTTACCAATCCAGCTAGCCAGCTTTTCCGTGACATGTGACGTCTCTGCGGCAACTGAGTCTCCGGTTGGGTTCGGCGGAACGTCATTAAAATCTCCCACCGGCGCTGTACCATCCAAACCGGCTGCCATGGCCGCATCGTCTCCCTCCGGAGACGGTAGATCATCTATACCATCTATCTCAACCAATAGCTCTTCAAATTGTTTTTTAAATATATTCATGTTAAATGTTTCCTAATTTTTTTAAATCCTTTAGTTTCTCTGTAGGTTTCCCTAAACCACCAATAGTAGTAAACACATTCAACCCCGGCTTATTGCCGCGATATATTCCGCGATGGACAGTGCTACTCGGTTGTAGTAGTCGTATAAATTGTTCAAATGCATAATCTAAATACTCTTGAGGGATGTCATTCAGTACTTCCTGCGACCCTATTATACATGCCGCGGCGCGATCACCTGTACTTAAGTCAACACCACCAGCTAGGATATTCTGCTTTAGATTATCTCTCACGGCATAACTAATGTCTGTCTCATCCTTCCATTCACTTATGTTAGTCGCTCCCAATACCATGAGACCAGAATCTAGAACTGTCTTATAGTCAGCAGCATCAAACGAGGAGTAATGACTATGTTGATTAACAATATTATTAAATAGATGAAATAGTGAACATGTGGATAAGTTAGCTGTTTGCCAAAAACGATCAACAGCTAGACCTGGATATACATCGCCAATCTTTTCATTATCTATTAAGATTAGAGGTGATAGTATACCGGAATCGACTAATTCCCATGCTTTAAGTAAAGTATTATACGCATTTTCATTAACCTTCGCGCCTTCTGATCGCTTTGGTAGAGCTAGTATACCACCAACCGCTCTCGAGGATGAACCTAAAGTTTTTTGTAGTTCATATGCGGTTTCAACTAAACCGGCGAACGAACCCGCTCCAGTACCACCACCAGCCCCGGCACAAACTATAATCCGGTCAACTTCCTCTCCGAAGCTCTTCTTCATAAAATCTAGAACATCTTCTCTCTTTTCATCATATAACCTAGACCCAACCTTCGGGTTCTTCCCAGCTCCACCTCCGCCTATATTAAGCTTCTGTGGAATACCAATGGTATCTAAGTCCTGCTGAGCTGTATTAATGACACAGACTCTCCCGTAACCTATTTTATGAAATGTTTCAGCAATCCTAGAACCGCCTTGACCAGCACCTATAAACGCAAACTTGTAACCAGCGTCGAACTTATCTTTAATCTCAACCTTCTTCTTCGCCGCCGGCGGAATTAAGACATCTGATATATCAGAGTCATAATCACCATATATACTAGTCATATCAATACCCTGATCCTCTGGGACAACCACTGCGTCGCCGTCTTGCTTCGCACCTTCCTGAAAAACGCCACCCGGTCCGCTTATATTCTTATTGTCGCTCATGAAAATATTTATGTTATTTCATAAGTATTTATAGATGTTCCGCAAGAAAAAATATAACTTCGACCTCCTGACAGAGGATCTCACTATGGGTAGTAATAACTTCGCCGGCTCTGACGTAGGTCAAGGAAATGGCATATCTAAACCTAAGAAGATGTCCATCCCGGATTTGTTGAAAGGTCAGGATGATCTTAAGGATCGGCAGAATGCCAATCCTGGTTCCTTACCATACCCTATATCTACAAGCATGTTAGATTCATTCGCGAATTCATATAGAGATATTAATGATATTAAGAGTACTCTTAAGCAGACGGTTAATAACCCTGTAATCTCGACTGACGAGACCAACCGGAAGGCTGTTAAGCGCCTTTTTGCTAAATGTAATAAAATACAAGAAATTATTGAGTCTTGTGGTGACGAACTAGACGCCCTACAGCCATAATACTAGTTGTAATCCGGACTTCTCCTACATAAATACATATGTGCCGGAGATTATAAAATCACTAACGATTACATTACTTGTATCTGCAACCCTAGCATTTATTGGTTGGTACTTTTTTACCATGGACTTTGCAAAATGGTTTATAGGGACCGTAATAATACAGGTCATATTTTTCGCAATATACAATAACCTGAAGATATTTATATATGATAAAGGTTTTGAAGTAGAATACACGAAACAACTTATTGAGTATAGTAAACAGGGTGTTGAGGTACCATGCGCTGGATGTGGAGCTAAAAACTACGTACCGATTCGATTGGATGATAGTAATGACTTTAATTGCGAAGCGTGCAGCAAACCCAACGCCATATATATAACGCTCACCTCCGCCCAAAAGACCCAGATGCTAGATGGCTCTAGACTTAATGTTAACTCGATGATTACTAACGAATTAGAGGAAGCTAGGAAGAAGATGCTAGATGAAGATAGCTGATTCACACAGTCTAACCCCCGGGCCGGTGTCGAAGTCGGTTACAGTAGACCTGAAGGACGCCATCAAGACGTTTGATAATTATTATGCTCATGAGGATAAGCTTAATGAACCTCACTACAGCTACGGTAAGATGGTTGAGAAAGAAGCAACACACAATCATCATGATATATTAAAGACTGTAATATACATGCTCGCAGATGATATTAACAATCATACCGATATTGCATTACCGGTGGATAAACTTACTAAAGCTCTAATCGCGATCGTAGATTCATTACCCCCGACTTCAAGGAATATAGAGCATAATAAGCGTATAGTGTCAAAACTAATCGGATATTTTTTAACGTTGCATGCAATGCATATCTAGTATACTATATGTGTATGTTAAATGAAGATGATATACGAGGAAAAATAGTATCTGAAGATGCTTGTAAGAAAATTAATGTGACCATTAACTCAGAAACAGCGGAGACAATGTCGTTGTATGAGTTAAGCCGGTGGAATAGTCTGTTAGAAGCTGTTGAAATTATTGATCGGAAAGAGAAGCAAGTCCGGAAACCTCCTACTAATTGGGTAAAGCCGATTGCAATTCAGAAGTTTATTGACGAACGAACCCCATCGATGCTCCATGAGCTAGCTATTGAGAGAAATGCCGTTGGTGTTTTCGTCGCCCCGTAATTATGCATTATATTCCTGGAACAACATTCGAAGTCCTCCCAATGTCACGTGGAAAGACCGATATATCTAGTCTAGAAGCTAATAGATCTATTAAGTTATTCCCTATACCTGGTGAGTATGAAGTATATTATATCGCACGCGACCATTTCAACCGACGAGACGGTCTTCTAGAGTACACCTTCCGGAATAAAGGAACCGGCGACCTTAATAAGATTGAGTTTAAATCTACAGCGGAGGCGGATAAGGTTATAAGTAGACTGTTAAACGAAGACCTACCAGACTACGATAGTATATATCTCAATCAAACGGACTAGTATTGACCGTATATGTTATCTTGATCTAAGTATACTCTATAATCATATACCGGTACGGAAACATCATCTACATCCCCGGTATATGACTTAACAATAACCGGATCGTTAACACTACCGTCCAACCTACCTTCAATTAAGTCATCATTACTCTGCCCTGGTGGTTGCTCCCGCGGAGCATTAGGCTCGTAACTATAATCGAATCGTTTCGCGGTCATTAACCACAAGTAATGCCCCTGTAGCTGATTAATCTGACTAACATCCTGGTCTACCCGCTGCGTTATCTCGAATATCTTTCCCGATCTACCACCCGGCCGACTCCGACCATACTCTTCTAGCTCAAAAATATCACCGCTCTTCGGCTCCTCACCTACTCCAAAACTCTTCTCGTAGCTAGGTATACTTATCATAGCAGTCACCTCATCATCAGACATTAAACCGAATTGAGACAACGCGATAGCGTTCTCGTTCAGAGTTAAAACTACAATCACCTGAACCGGGTCACTAAATATTTGATCCGGATGTTCTCCATATATGAAGTCTTGAGCTGTCAGGCTGTGATTGTTAGTATAGTAGTTAACTTGTACACCATAATGGTCAATCTGCTCCTCCCACCATCGACCATAATTACCTCTCTCATGAGGGTTTATATCTTTATTTAAATACCGAATAGGGGTCGCTGTAAACGGAAACGGATCTTCGTCGGAAATATCTTTCATTGTCTATCGACCTTTAACTAGTTGGTAGTTTTGAGTCATATTATCAAACACTATAGATATACCGGTAGTGCCACACTCTCTTGGTTCCTCTGGAGATAGGTTTTTGATGTTGTATATCTTGGATATTGCTTTAACATCGGACGCGTTTAAGAGGATCTTACCAGACGGTAGTTCTCTCAACCTCTCTAGCTTGGGGTGATCTGTAGGATCATGCTTTAAATACTTTGGTACCGCTAGTGACGTCTTCGCGCCTAACGTTGGCCCACCTCTGTCAGACTGATGTCGGTGTTTAGTCTTATTAATACCTAGATCATATTCTAATAGACCGATTAGAGTGTGTTTGAATGTCCTACCCATAGTAATATTTATTGTAACCAAAAAAAAAGCCGCTGAATAGCGACTTTTCTTTTCGATAGAAGGGTTGGGGTAGGCTATTTAATAAACTCTCCCGGGTTAGTTCCTGGTGACTGCACTTTGTTTGAGCCCATATTGGAATTATTCCCGGATTTTAAATTGGTTTCTGGTAGATCCTTAGGATCAGCTACCACATCAGGTATTTTGCCGGAAGTAGCTTTACTTCCCTTTCCGCTATAACCGGATGCTTTAGGTTTGTTTTGCTTGTTCGAATTGTTTCCGGACTTTAAATTGCTGTCAGGTAGAGGCTTTGGGTCAGCAACGACCTCAATTGAATCCTCAAACGGGTTACCATTATCGGTACCGAATGGATCACTCTCTTCTCCGCTGTCTAGATCTTCTAGCTCTGAATCGTCTCCGATATCAAGCAACTCTCCTAAGGCTTGGTGAAGCTTTTCAGCAACGTCGCGATCAAGTTCAACAGAAATCTTATCTCCATCATCATCTCCTAGGCCAAGGTCATCTCCGGTATCTACTTCATCAGAACCAAAAGGGTCTTCATCCATTGAGGGGAGATCATCGCTTTCCATCAGTGACTGATAGAGCTTATCAAAAATATTATCGTTTTTATTATTCATAGCAGTTGTATTTAAAGTATTTATGTTCTCTTTTGCCAACTTCTCGGTTTTTTTCACGTTTTTTACATCTAAGTCCTTTTCTTTCTCTAATTCCGGGACCTCAGATTCAAACCCTTCAGCAGCCTCCGGACCGGTACCAGCTATTAGCGTGCTATCTCCTTCAAGTTCCGTCTGCTGCGTACCAACTGCGGTACTGTACGTCTCCATAAGGCCAATCATATCTTGTGTGTTTTTATTTGCCATTGCTTAATTACTTATACATGACACGACAAAATTCTAAAGAATACTACTTAGGAAATGAAAGTTTACCTAATCAACATGCTCAGTTCGAGTATACTCCGAAGATGGTCGCGGCTCTTAAGAAAGCGAAAACAAACCTATTATATTTTTCTGAGAACTTCTTCTCAATTGTTAATATTGACCACGGTCGAGAGGTAATATCATTACGGAAGTATCAAAAGAGGGTGCTTAGGAAGATGAGAGATAATAGGTTTGTTATAGTTCTATCCTCTAGACAATCCGGAAAAACCACCATGATGACTATCTACGCTTTATGGCTTGCATGCTTTAATACAGATCAGAAGATAGTTTTAGTAGCAAATAAAGAATCAACTGCGAAGGATATCTTTGGTCGAGTTCGACTAGCGTATGAAGAGCTACCCAACTGGTGTAAGCCCGGGGTAATAGAGTATGGTAAGGAATCCATGGCACTCGCGAATGGTAGTCGGATCGGGATAAGCACAACAACTGGTACGGCCGCTAGAGGGATGAGTTGTAATGTGTTAATCTTAGACGAACTCGCATTCATCGAACCACATATCGTTGATGAGTTTTGGAAATCAGTGTATCCTACGATATCTAGTTCAAAAAAGAGTAAGATATTTATATGCAGCACCCCTAATGGTACTGAGAATTTATTTTATAGGTTATACGCCGGTGCTATTAATGGGACTAACGGTTGGATGGCTGATAAGGTGACGTGGCAGGACGTCCCGGGCCGCGATGAGGAGTGGCGTGAACAGAATGTCCGGTTGCTGGGGAGTCAAGACGCTTTTGATCAGGAGTTTGGTTGTGAATTCATACAATCCGGAACTAACATGCTAGATGAGGACCTGATCGCCCGCATGAGAAGTACGTGTAAAGAGCCAGTACATATATTAGATAGCGGTAGTTATAAGATATGGTCCTTACCAAAACCGGATCGTATATATGTTGCTGGTGTCGATATATCGGAAGGAGTTAATGAAGCAGCTAGCTGTATACAGATACTAGACATTACAGAACTATCCAATATAGAACAAGTAGCTACTTATCATAATAATAATATAAACCCGTATGAATTTACTTCTAAGCTAGATAGTATACTAAAGCACTGGGGACAACCTCTGGCGTTAATTGAACGAAACAATTGCGGTGGCCAGGTTGTAGATATACTAAAAAACAACTTACATTACCCTAACATTGTAACATATACCGGTACTGTTAAAGCGAAGAACAGAGCCGGGGTATTAGCCCACACTAATACAAAATATCGCGGAGTCACTAATATGAGATATTGGGTAAATGAAAATAAAGTTGTAACAATAAGAGACAAAGCATTAGTGGAGGAATTTAAGACGTTTATACGGCATGCTAATGGTACTTGGGGACATGTGAAAGCTCGCAATGTATATGATGATCGAGTTATTAGTATGATGTGGGGATTGTTTATTTTGAGCGAGGACATAGTTAGTGATTATTTTAGTGTGCAGTTAGCCTCTACTGGTAAACCGATTTCAATAGAGCCTATGGACTACACCGGTGTATTCGAAGACCTAGGTTTAGGTGACTCTGTTAATAATGCAGATCACCCCTCGATGCTCTTCTCTGGAATAAGTATTGATAGTATGGAAAAGAATTCAGATCACCCAGAAGGCTTAAAAGGGTATACAGATAGGGGATGGAAGTTGTATGGTAGATAACAATACAGTAACGTCCTCTGCGATGACTGGGTATGATCCGATGGATCAATCCATTTTAAACAAATCCCGCGCTGATAAGTTTATAATGGTGCTAACACTACCTAAAGCGCTCCGAGAGATTAACATATCTTCCTCTAGAGCCAACGATTCAGTCATGCAACAGTCGCTACAGTTCAGTGTGTATGGTATAGTCGCGCCCGCGATCGTCGTAGATCCTATAGAGGTTCCGTTTAGTGGTCAATCGTTTAACTTCACGTCATTTAAACGACCGGACTATAGTAATATCCGGGTCGACTTTAAAATAGATAATGAGTATAACAACTACTGGGTTATATATAAGTGGTTAAATTTATGTAATAATTATAAAGAAGGATTCTTCTATGCTGAAAGACCATCTCTCCGGCATGGCCCTGGTTTAGAACCGTATGCTGAATACGCAACCGACATAACAGTATTCGGTCTAGATGAGTATAATGAGAAAAAAATACAATTTACATATGTAGGTGCAGTGCCGGTGTCTTTAGGTGAGATAAGTTATAATTATCAGTCATCTGATGAGATAACATCCTCCCTAGAGTTTGCGTTTAGTCAACTCCATACAAAGTTATTGTAAGCAAATTAAAAAAACTCCCCGGGAAAACTATAAATAATTTCATATTAACAATATTTTATCATGGCAAGAACAATACAATCCCCCGGTGTAGAAATAAAAGAGGTAGATCTTTCACTCAGACCAGATATACCAATTGGTACAACAGTACTAGTTCCTGGTTTTTCACAAAATGGTCCCACTGATGAGCTGATACAAGTAACCAGCGTCAGCGACTTTGAGCAGGTATACGGAAAACCTACCACCCCGGTGGAGAGATATTTCTACCACACGGTCCGCTCGTCCCTCAACAGTTCCGCGAATGTTTTCTGCTCACGACTAGCCTATGGAGCCGGCTCCGGTGGAGATTTAGCCGACAAATATTCCGCACTAGTGTACCCAGTATTCCCTCGACCATCCACTAAATCTTTAGAAGGTCTATCCATTGCTCATCCGCTAAAGCAAGCAATTGTCAACTACCTAGCAGGTTTAGCCGGTACAACAAAAGAGATACATACAGTTAGTGCTACAACATCTTCAGCAGCAACCGGTCCTTTAGTACCAAATCAAGGCTCAGTAACTCTAGTTGGTGGCGCAACCGCACTCGTCAACCCGGGTATGGTTACAATACCTTTTAATGCGACAACTACTGATATCAAAGACGCAATACAAGGCGTTCCCGCCGGCACCGGGCTACCAGGAATTATCGATGTAGACGTCGTCGGAGATTTTCAAACACTTGACCCAGCTACTAACAAAGCCACTGTTACTATAACATACAATAACCCTCGCTACCATGACGTATTTAATATTCAAACCCAAGCATCCACCAATACACTAAAGCATTTTGTAGCCGGTACTGGTGATGTCTGGTCCCTCGGTAGTTATAGTTTAACCGGTGGAACTGTTTCCCTCACCGGTTCCTTTGTCGCCGGTAATGTTGCACATGATGCTCTCCTGACCGACCTAGAGGCTGACCTTAAAGCAAAGAATGCCGGTTGGGATATAAATGTCACCGGAGCAACCACACATCTCTCCGGAGGAGCTACAGTCACGTTCATTTCGCCAACCGGCCCTGTCGGTGCAGGCTTAGGTTATGATAACTCCGGAGTCGATCCTTTAGGACCTTCCCCGGCGCAAGTATTACCGAGTGTTAACAGTGTCACCCTAGGAACTGCAGATATAAATGTCTTGACGGACTTCGATTACGGTTGGGTTGACGCTGCTGGTAACCCCGACGATTTTTCAAACATATATAGTTATCAAACCACATCCGAGTTGGTTGTGCAGTATGTAAGACAGAACGGATGGAAGTTGTCTGAGGCGGATGTATATTGGTTCGGAGAGCCATCAAATATTGATATTAATGGTGAAGAGTATCGCGCATTTCAAGAGAACCGCGCTGATTATGGTGACGTCGCTGGTCATGTATCGGAGTGGAAGGATTATCAAGAGGTTGTAGACAAGAAGGGGATGGGATTTATCTTGCTTAATACTCGAAAATTATCGATAAATGAGAAGTTTGAAGGTTATTATGTGGGTGTTTGTGATAATACAAATCTAAACCCTGCAACTGATTTTGATGGCTTCTTAGAGCTGAAGGGTCTTAATAAGAAAACCTTCGAGAAAAAAGGAGCAGCGTATATCGACGTTCCAGAGAATCGATTAAACTTTTCTTTATCGGCCGGTGCGGTCGGTGTAGCTGGGTCGATTAGTGAGGTTATGGAGAACGTATCTCCATTCGACCTAAACAATCAACAGTACGCTGATGTATTATCAATAGGTGTATTTAAAATTCGCCCATCTACTTTAAACCCAGATATAACAAAACTAGACTATATTCTAGCTGAATCATATATTGGGTCCTTCAATTTCTACGCCCAGCAGTTCTTGCAAGAGGGTGGCGAGGCTGTATCGTTCTACGTAGAAGACGAAACAACTGACGCCAAAACCTTCCGGGTGATGGTCAACCCCAACATCAGTAAGAACGGTGGAGATTGGTACGATGAGAAGAAAGAAGTAACCAAGCGAGTCCGGATGCTGTCTAATAAGCGTGAGAGTCATTACTGGGTACCTAAGCTTCCATCAGAAACCACCCTTGAGCATGAAACTAGAGTTAAGAATCTATACATTTCCGCGACATTTCTTGACTCCGCAGAAGGAGCCGATTTATATGAATATGTAACTGCAATTAATGGTTTTGTATTAGATGCACCTCAAGTGAAAGGTAAAGAGAAAAAATTTACTCATGGAGAGAATTTATATGCACATGGCGCTTTTAAAATAGCCGATGGAAACTCTGCAGAAACCGGAAATGTTCCGGCGAAGCTAGATCGGTTATTCGAAGCCGCTGAGAATTTAGATTTATATCCTTTAGATATTATCACCGAAGCCGGCTTAGGTACGGTATATGTTGGATCTAACGGCGGAACGATTCGATTTGATGATGAGAAGTATTTTGAGATCGGAGCAGATATCACCCGCTATAGTGATGATGGTTTATATACTACTCAGATTCGCTCTGCAGATGATACTATGGCAAACTATAGAACGGTCGCAAACCGGTTCATCAATTTTTGTCAGACACTACGAAAAGACTGTTTGTGCGTCCTAGATAACCTGAGATATATATTCGTGCAAGGAAACGATGTGAAGGTGCTAGACGATAAAGCAAACAAGTATTTCTCTAAGCACGTATACTGGCCACTGCGACATTTATTTGGAACTATAAATTCATCCTACGCTTGTACGTATGGTAACTGGTTGAAGGTTCAGGACCCAGCCAGTAATCGACAGGTTTGGGTACCATCATCCGGCTTTGTTGCTGCACCGATGGCTAATACAGATTCTAACTTCCAACCTTGGTGGGCCCCAGCTGGTTTCACTAGAGGTATATTATCGAATATAAATGACGTCGCTTTCATGCCGAAACAGAAGCATAGAGATCAGATGTATAAGATTGGAGTCAATCCAATCGCAATGTTCCCTAATGATGGTTTTGTAATATTCGGTCAGAAGACTCTGCAGTCGAAACCTAGTGCATTTGATCGTATTAACGTACGTAGGATGTTCTTATACGCTCAACGTGCAGTTCGTCAGACTATCAAGTACTTCGTATTTGAACCGAACACACTATTTACACGTCAACAAGTTATCAACGTATTAACACCTATATTTGAGAGAATTAAACAAACTCAAGGTTTATACGATTATATGATTGTATGTGACGATCGTAACAATCCACCTGATGTAATTGATCAGAACGAAATGGTAGTTGATA